GGTGTTTCTCGGCCCCTCCAGCTATTCCAAAACCAGCTGGACAGTTTCTTGCTTGTGCGTGGTCGACAATCACGAGGCCCTGTTCAAGGGGTCAAAGGACCCGGGGCCAGCTGCACATTGGTGTTCCCTGGGGGTGTGTACTTTCTGAGTGGTTTCGCCAGAGGCCATCCTGGCTCATCAGCTTCCTAATCTAGAGCGCTACGTAATCGAGTTTGCTCAGGGCCGCACGTGCAGGCCCGGTTTATCGGTGTGATTCTATAGTTCACATGCCGGCTGCCAGTCGCTCCGTGAGAGAAGGATAAAGGCAGACTTGGATTGGAAGAGAAAAGAAAGAAAAGGGGAAAGCTTACTTACCACGGCGGGACTTGGATTGTGATCGAGAGCGAGACCGACGTCCACCCTGTTTCTTTCCATCGTCCCAGCCACTTGCCTTCATTGTTGTTGTATTGATCACCTTTTGTGGTTTTGTACTCATGATCAGATCCTTCTTGCCCGAAGTGGGCTGGTTGTTGACTCGAGCCTTCTTCCTACTGCGTCTGGCATTCTTGACCTTCCTGGCGACACCTTTGATCATCCGGTTAAGGATGGCAAGGTGAGCATCGTTCCGAAAGAAATAGCCTTTGCTGGCCAAGTCAAGTTGCGCACGGTGAAGGCTTTCAAGAGAGGCACTTGACATGCCAATTGGCCACAATGTCGAAGTGCTTCTGAATTCCATATGGATGTCGGTGTTGATGGCCAAAGCCGTCTCACCATCCGGATCCGCAAAGTAAATACAATTCACAAGTGCATCATTGCTCAGCACCATAACTGGAACTGGTGCCTCTTGACCAACGCTGTAACTGACTGGAAGAAAAGCAGTGTAATCGTAAAATCCAACAAGATCGGTAGAAGGTGGACAGAACGTATACAAGCCATGCTCCAGACTATCGAAGAACTTCTCACTAGGGTGCAGTGACTGCAAATCTCCAGCAGTAAAGCCGAAGATGTCACTGTTGCGGGGATTCAAACGCCCGGCAAGTACAGTGCCCTCCTTGTTCATGATCTTCGTGACGTTGGTAAAGAGGGTGGCAACGGCAGTCAACCTAGTCGACTGCCAAGGCACTGAGGTAACGGAATAATCGTTTGGCAGTGGATAAGGCCACAGGTGTGTTTCTACATTTGCTGTGAAGTTGATAGTCCCAATGTTAGTGACAGTACTAGAGGTAAACACCGGGGGAGTAGTGGTTGATCCAGTCATCAGTAGGACGCATCCATTGGAGCTAAGAGCCGCCGTGGACGTCGGTCCAATAATGGTGACAGACTTTACCCGATAATAGCCTCCGAGTGCGTTCTGGCCAGAAAACTGGTGGTACAAATTGTCTGACGGGACAGTTTCCTCGATTGTAATCACATTGTGAGTTCCATCGTAAGAATACTTCTCGATTACAATCTGTATGATAGTCCCTCCTGTAAACTGAGCCATTACTACAGGAATAATGTCACATCCTTTAGCAACAGGGGTCCAGATCTTTTCAGATCCATCAACACCCCAAGGCGTATTGTCATTAAAATTTGTGTTTGCAAAATGGGTCAAGGTCCAATTCATAGGACCTGTAGTGTACCCGATCGCAAATGACATACTGCCATTGGATAAAACAGCTTTTGGTCTTTCAAAATTGAATGTCGCATAACCTCGAGTGCCAGCGGTGTCCGGAGATATGTCAAAGTTGTAAAAGGTGGTGGCAAGCACTGCTATAGGCTGGTCAACCCACAAAGGGTAACCAGCTTGACGAGAAAGCAGAGCACGAGTGCCACTAACACCGACTGACATAGTAGACGTCTTGTTGAAACCGATCGTTGCTGTCCTCTCCAAAGCTGGAAAAGACGGGAAACGCAACGGCTTAGCATTCCGTGGCATTGAGATTTGACGTGCAATAACCTGGTGGTCCATTTCAGCGTTGTATGTGGAATTTTTGGTTAGTAACCTAGTCTAAGGCCTGGAGTACATCATTGTTCATCCACCCAAATCATGTGTCTTAGCAGCCAATGATCCAAGACACAAGGGGAACCATCTACACGTTCCCGGACATAAAGTATGAGCTGCTCAAAATCTGCAGCGGTAACGAAAACATCCTCACATGAAAGGTCCTGGCGACACATACGCCTGTCCACTGTGTAAGCGCGGGCCAAGCTCTCTAAGGTATCCTGGCTATAATGGTCAGGAGAGCCCTCGGACATGGCCTTCCACGGCTTATACTCGTCGAACTTGTACTCATTGACCTTGGCTCCCTGTCTGCATTCCATCCACTTCTCCGTGATGTCACTCAAAACTGGAACATGCCTGGAGATGCGTTGATGCATCTGGCATATCCCCATGAAATGAGCGGCCGGGTCACCGTGGATGCCGTTCTGCCAGCCAAGTTTATAGAGACAACGACCGAGTGTTCTCGACCAATAATAGACACCATCAACAAGGACTGGTCTATGGCCAAGATACACAGCATCTTCAAACCGATCAGAAGCAAACATTTTGGCCTTGAAGCCGAAACTCTTGAGATTTGCCCTGCAGTCTGTGATAAATTCAAACCTTCTTTGTTCTGAGGTTGAAGGTAAGAAACCAAGGGCATCGTCTCCGCAAATTGATAGTATTAACTCAGATGAAATTCGATCCAAGTCGGCCCTTTTAACTTCCTTCAATGGTTTCCTATACCAAGAAGCTGTCACGGAAAGCAACATAGCAAACCCATTCAATATGGCATTTGCAAGAGCTGTATCATCGCGACCGCTCGCGTTCATAGCACGCGCTCGATACTTCAAGTTGCGTAATGTGCCTGATGGTATCCTCCAAGAGTTGAGAACATTAATAAAGTCCGCATCTCCCGAGTGTTGGTTGTACATGCTCTCCACAAACTCCCAAGTCTCCTCATTGTGACTGGAGTCAAACATGGAGTAGTCAGACCAGAATACCATTTTAGGGCCATCAGAAGTAGCTCGTTTAAGCCATTTCTGCAACTTATCCGGGGACGTACCTGCGTAGAATAGGTGATTATCAACATTCCATTGTTCCTTCAGCCACTTGAGATAGGGCTTAATCTTCCGGCCAGCAATAGCATGTGTGACGTCATGTGGGGCGTTGATCAAACGGTCAACCATGGCCCTCAGCGGCATGAGGCCGTCGCCATTCTTGTCAAAGAAAGGCAACAATTCACATTTAATAAAGGCCTTGAACTTGGAATATTTCTGATCCCATCCTGTTCGCTTGTACAACTCCA